GTCTTCGGCTGAACTAAATGTTCAGACTTTGCAACTTGTCGCGAGCGTTTCGGACCAGGGTTCGATTGGCGCTTTCCCGGGTCGCGACCAGGGTCGGCGCGGGATTTTGGGCGAGTTCGTTGTTGGGATCGTCCTCGACTTGGGCTTCTGACCGGCATTTCTTTGGTCGGTTCCACTTCAGTCGGTGGGACGCTGCTTGTCGGTGCTTCCTTCGCAGGGAGAGCATCACCGTCAACAACTGCAGGTACGGCAGCTGGACTAGCAGGCTTGGGTTCAGCGCACAATGGTGCTTCAAGGAGATCGTCGAGGCTCTTGGTAGAGCTGATCCAACTGCCAAAGAGCAAACGGTCGAATTCTGGAAACTGAGCAAGAAACTCTGCGTCCATCCAACCATTGGTATTGGCATTGGGGAATTGCTCAGACTCTTCGAACTTGGCCCACCAGGATTTGACTCCAGGGAGTGGGGCGGTGTTCTTATGGTCTGAGCGCTCGACTGCCAGTCTGGCAAATTCTCCGAGCACGGGTGTGTTAGCGTCGGTAGCGACGAGTCCGAGTGCTTTTTCCACCAGTTTGCGGCCAGGCGTGACCCCAGCAGGAAGGCGAACTGTGACGTGGAATTTGGACAGTTGGCGTTTGACATCACACATAGAGTCAAGACCTCCCGTCCACACGTCCGGTGAATAATAGCGAGCCAGGAAAGTGACTCCTCGGTCCCCGCGTTGTACGACGCCCGCCTCGAGTACGAGGCCGACTTTATTGGCTGCCCACAGGTGACTGGTGATGGACAGGTCAGCGTCCAGTCCATCATCACCAAGGTGGATTCCGAGGGCCCTAAAGGCTTCTCCAGAAGTGTACCGTGATCCATCTGGCTTGAATGAGTTTCGAAAGCCGAGGTAGGCGGTAAAAGCAGCTCGTAAAGTTTGCGACGTGCTCGTAGCAGAGCATCCCGATCCGTGCGAGGGTCCTTGTTCGAAGACTGTCCCATGGGGCAGTATTCCGATGTTGTCAGCATTTGTGTTCAGTAAATCGTTTAGCACTGTCCGATGGTGTTTAAAGGCCTTCATAAACACCATCCGGTCAACCTGACGCAAGGCATGGGTGATTGTTCCGTCCATTCGATGATAGTCGGATACATTAACCATGGATGCCTGACTGCAAATGTCAGCTACTCTCGTAGCTACTTGCAGCGGCGTCTTGCCGGGACCATACCACTCAAATCGCTTTAGATGAGACGAGAGGGCGAGTGCGAATTGCGCCATAGAGAGTTTATCTTTGTCATTATAGGTGGATATATTGCGCGGGTCTTTAACATCCGCGTAAGGTTCACTCTTAACAAAGCATTTTAACACTCGGGGCACTTTTAGTCCACTCACCATCGCCTTCAGCAGCGAGAGTTTTTGGGCAGGGGTAGTTTGCTTTTCGATTACCGTCTCAACATCAAATGGTTCAAGGACGGTGTCACCCAATACACATCCGACAAAGTCTGACATGCACTGCGACACAAAGGGGCTGGGCTTGGGCTCGGGTTTCTTAAGGTCGTTAATACGACCCTTAACGCACTGCCGTTCCGTTGAAGGAGTGTTGGCAGGCGCAAACGCGGCATGGACAAGGGGGCTCATAAATGCTTGGATCTTTGCTTTTGCTTCTTGGTCAAACAGACGCGGCTCAAACTGGTACGTCCGCAAAGAGACGCTAACTGGGTAAACAGTAGGCATCTTGGCGGGCGCGCCGGCGCGATAAAACTCGGTGAGAACAGCAGCAGTGGGACGGTCAGATTTCTCGAGCCATGAGGCGGTCGTTGGCAACATCAAATTGGTGGTGCCTAGGCGCGCAACAGTGGCGATAGCATCTTCCACCTCCGCAGGAACAGTGGCACACAAGTGTGTGTCAGGTCGAGCAGTGGTGTACATTGTTCCCTCAGCTTTGTGAACACGGAAACGGACGAATTTCACGCCGTTCAACGCTGTTACAATAGGTTCAAACCGTTGAAGAGTTTTCGCTTGGAGCAGAAGGTTGGCTAGGATCGCAGCAAAGCCACGAAATACGCGAATGGGCGAGAGCAAAATGACTTGTCGGCTATAGCCAACCTGTCGGCGCTCTATCGCATAGGTGACGGCCCGCAAAGGCACGCCCCACCAACGCTCTACAGCCATTAAAGAGTCACCGGCATAGTCCCAAAGCAAGTGCTTATAGGTTCCTCCGCCAGCAACAATGGTGTTGAGGGTCCCATCTGCACTGAAGTTGAAACTGGTGTCGTCAGTGGACGTTCCAGCAGCTGTTTCCGGCACTACGGTGTAGAGGAGAGTTGGTTTAGCCCTACTCGCAAGCAGGGCGGGCATGTCAACGTAATAGTCGACGTCACACACGTATTCAATGTCATCATCTTCCGGTGTATCGCACCGGTTAGACGCATTGGTGTCCTTAGCCCAGCGCCACTGCCGCGTTCCGGACAGGCCTTTGCGTTGGTCGGACTTTGACATCTCCAAAATGAAGAGTCTAGTTCCGGCATTCGCAGCAACTTCGCGAGCGAAATTGGTGGCACTAGTGCGGTGGGCAGCAGCAGTCGCATGGGTATGTCCCTGCACGGGTTTGGCAGGGACAAGCACGGTGGTGGCAAACACGTCTCGAACTACATCAGACGCAATGGCTGGTTCGTAAGAGAGGGTTTCCACAAAGGATGAGACCGCAGCGCGGATCTCATCCTTCTTTAGCTTTATGTTGACGCCAAGAGCCAGGGCTCCGAAGGCGGCATAGAACGTTAGTCGGACATTCATAATGCTAGTTGACCAGGCGGGATAAGCGCGGGTCGTGTAGAGAGT